AGGATCGTTAATTTTTGCTCTTAAACCACCTGAACCAAAACGAACTGTTTTAATGTTTTTGGTTTTAGGGTCGCGAACATATACTTTATAAGCTTTACCTCCTGAAGTATCACGCATTGGTTTTCCAACTGGTGGGTCTTTCTTTTGAGATTTCTTTTTAGCTTCAGTTAAAGTAGCTAATTCACCTCTAATTTCTTCCCAATCAGCAATCGAACCGTTTTTGATAAAATCGATAGCGGCTTTTAATGATGGAAAACCTAATTCTTTAAAGTGAACTTTTAATTTTTCAATAGCGTCTCTAACACCAGCTGATTTTAGGTTAATTTCATTTAAATCAAGGTATTCATCTTCCATAATGAAATCTAATGGAACTTTTTTACCTTCAAATATACCAAATTCACCTAAGTGAGTTTCAGTTAAAATTTCTAAATCATCACCTGAAAAGTCTAATACATTACGAACATATAATGCTCTTGCTTCTGACCATAAATTAAAATAATTTTTAGATCCGGCGCGATAAAGATGCTCAGTAAGCGGCTTATTATTGTCTATATGGTATTTTAAACCTTCAGACAATATTTCGCGCGGAGCAACACTTTCGTTTAATATAGGCGCTTTATTACATTTTTCTGAAGCTTTACAACCACAATTGCAATCACTAATTACTTTTTTAGTTATTAATGCTTCTGTTATGACTTTTCTAAGGTTCATGGTTATAAATATTATTTTTTAGTTGATTTTTCAATTTCAATAGTGTTTTGTTTATTACCATTACTTCTCATCACTAATTCTAAATCATACTGAGCATATACGTCCTTACCTTCTAATATATCAACTGATACATATATTTTTAAACCCCCATATGAATCTTTATCTTCAATAGTTATTTTAGTTCCTGGGGTTAATTGGGCCGTTGATCCTGCTGGTATTCTTTCTGGGATTGATGCTATTGAGCCATTGCTTTTACCTATAAGTTTAAAAAATGTTGGGTTAATGTCAGTAATAGACATACCAAAGGCTGTCATTTTAACTAAACCTTGAGCAGGTGTTAATGCTCCTTCTTTTTCTAAGTGTCTAAATAAATAATCTAAAGATTTATAAGCAGCTAATTTAAATTTCTTTTGACTTGTTTTTGTTGGGTTTTTACCAGGTTTATAATCTATAAATTCGCTACTACCTATTTTCTCTAATGTTGATTCTTTATATTGATTAATAGCACTATCAAATTGATCATCAGAATATTCTATTTCTTCATCTGATAAATTATAAATGTCTGGTACTTGTCCTTTTATTTTTTCGGGTTTAAATCTATCTAAAAATGATTTTGCTTTGCCAGCTTGTGCTTTTTCTCCTTTTAAAGAAATTGCTACTAAACCAGGTTTATCTCCCCATTTATTAACAAATATTTTATTAAGTTCTTCTAACCCGGTTACATCAACTTCATCTGTTGAGGGTATAGAAATATCACCAACTTTTAAAAAGATATCACCAGGATTTACTTTATCTGCTTTTAAGCCTGCTTTTTGTGCTTGTTGGGATTTTATTCTATTAAAAGTTTCATCTCTCATTATTTCTCCTTCAGGATAATCTTTAAATATTCTTAAAGCAGATGATAAATTGTCATTTAATACACTTTGTGCTGATTTACTAGATGGAGATTCTTCATCAAATTTTTCAAAATAGGATTTAACTTGACCCTTTGCAGTTTCTCCTAGACCACTATATATACTATCTCCTAAAGAAATTAAATCTGATAGTAGAGATGACATATTATCTTTATTAAAAGGATCTTTATTTTCATTCCATCCTTGTGAAGATTTTAAAGCATTATAAAATACTACTACTAGACCTTCTTTTTGATCTGTATTTGTAACATATTTATCTTTTCCTGTTCCTTTTATATAAATTTCATAACCATCAGCATCTAAATAATAAGCTCCATTATCATCTTTTTTAATTTCACCATTGGGTAATAAACCTTTTTTAATTAAATCTTTTGTTATTTCTAACCTAACATCTCTATTAGTAGCTGGTACATCCTTTACATATATAAAAGGACGTTTTGTAGTTTTCATTTGTATGGCTTCAACTCTATCTTTATATTCTGGATGGTTATTTATTACTGATCTTATTTGGTTTATATTGTCTGGGATATTACCCTTATCCTCGACTTCAAATAAAATTAATTGATCTAATAATGTCTCTAACAACAAAACATCCTGAGCATTATTCATGTCAGGATATCCTTTAGGGAACTTGTAAGCAACTTTGTTTAAAAATTTACTTAATATATCCATTATTTGAATTTAGCATCTATTAAACCTTTAAGGTTTTGTTTATTTACTCCTTTAATGTCTTGCATGTAACCTAAAAGTACTGAGAAGAATTCATTTACCTCATTAGCGTTATTAATATTACCTATTAATTTTTGTATTTGTTTATTATTTCTAATAAAATTAGCTGCTTGTTTAGCATCACCTGTTTTAATACCATCAAGGTTAGGTAAAGCTGTTTCTTCAGCTTCTTTTAAAATTCTTTCACGGATTAAGTTTTTTAATTCTGATTTTTTCATTTTCTTTTATACTTCTGGATTTGGGATTTCTTCTTCTGCTGGTTCTTCTGCTGGGGTTTCTGGTTCTGTTGTAGTATCTGTAGCTGTTTCAGTTCCTGCTTCAGTTCCTGCCTCAGCTCCTGCTTCTGCTCCTGCCTCACCTTCAGCTTGTTGACCATAAGATAATACTCTAGCTAAAGTTTGAGTAGCTTGTTCTTCTTCTCCAATATTAGCTAAGTAATAATTTTTACCTTCAATTTTAGCTATCCAACTTCTTGGGGTATAAGTCATAAAAAATGATTCACCATTGCCTAAAATTATTCTAAAAGTAGTAGGGCGTGGTGCTACCCATTGAATATCAACTATAAATAATTCATATTGATCTGTTAATAAATCAATAATAACATTTTTTAATGAAGGAAATTTTTCTAAGACAGGAAATTTAGGAGCATCTAAAGTGACAGTATCTTCAGCAGATAAAAAATCTGGTTTGTATACTTGTTTTACAAGTACTTTAATTTTCTCCTTAAACTCGTCTCTAGTCATTATTTATATTTTTCCACTTATGTTCCTTAACTCTACCTTTTTTAGAAGACCCAATCCCTGATCATTACTCTGGGACACAGGAGAAATGTTATACATTTTTGGGTTTTTACGATCTTGAACTACAGTAAAATCTTTACCTAATTCATATCCTTTATCAATTAAGGATTGTTGTATTTTTTTAGCTTTAACTGCTCCAAGAACTTTTCCTTTTGTAACAGGAGGTAAGTTTTTATTTTCAGATAATTCATCCTCAGTCTCAACACCTATATTATCAAATACACCCGCATCTTCTACTTTGTCTAACATAGCATCAATTTGAGGTTCTTTAGTTTCAAAGTCAAGATAATGTTTAGCGCCTACTAAGCAATCTTTAGCTTTAATAATTTTAGCTTGCCACCAATGAGGAAAATCAACTTCACCTGGACCTTCAAACTGGTCTACCATCTGGTATAATTCCATAGCGTATTTTCCAATACGGTATAGGTCAGCTTTTAGCATGTGTGGTTCGTTGTCTTCATGACCTAAATCTAAATCTTCCATTAGATTAGCATCTTTGAGCATATCTCTAAATTCAGGAACGCTTTCAACCCAACTCATAAGTGCATCAATTGCGCCTGGGTTGTCTTGGAAAAATTCATAGGGATCAGAATATCCTAAAGCATAAGTAACGTCTTCAATATCTGAAGATCCGTAGAATCCTTCTTTAACTTCGCCTTTTGCTTTTTTACTAATGATTCCTTTTTGTAAAGCATCAGGTAAATCTTTTTGTTTACCTTTTAATTTAGGATTATCATCATACTTATCTGTAAAAGTAGCTTCTTTAGTTAAAGAAGTTCTAACGAGTTCTTTTAGTTTTTCTTTGTTCATTGATTCGGCTTGTTTTTTGGCAATATTGGTTGCACGACCATACATAACTGCTTCCGCATCTTTACCATAACGTTTTACTAAGGACTTTTTTTGTTTCTTAAGATCCTTAAGTACTTCTTCTCTTTTATTGAGTTCGGCTTTGGTAAGTTCGCGTTCGTTAAGCATGTTATTTTTTATTAAATTGAATCACCATCACTATAGTAATAGAAACTCATTTCTTGACGCATAGCATCTTCTAATTCTTTATCTGGCATTTGTTCAACATTCATAAGATATTGTTCAAATTCACCCCAACCCTCATCATCATTGATAAATTGTTCAGCATCTACCTCTTCATTATTAAATTGAGATAAATAATCAAGTGCTTTTTGAAGATCAATTCTATAAAAATCTCCATCTTCATCTTCATCTTTAACAACGTATTTGTTGTTAATAATGTTTTCTTTTAGCAATTTACCTTCAGCTAAATACTTTTTTAAATCGAAGTTATCCATTTTATTTTATTTTTTATTAATACCTCTTAATTTAGAAATTTCGGATGATACTTCCTCATCTGAAAGAGATGCGATGTATTCTTCCATTTCGGCACCATCTTCTAGGTCTACTCCAGCATCATCGGCGTAAACCTCATATTCAAAAGGTTCTAAATCTTGGATAAGAGTTCTTAATACTGATTTATTATCAGCTTCGTATAATTTACCTTCTGCGAGGTATTTTTTTAAATCAAAATTATCCATTTTATTTTATTTTTTATCTTCAGCAACTGATGCTTGACGATATTCAGTAATAAGTTTTTTAACTTCACCTAATGCTTTACGAGCGCGACCGTGAGCAGCTTTAGATTTACCAGCATGCTCGGCTTTAAATGTTTCGTATAAAGCGTCAATTTTGTCAAATAATTCTTGTGTGTTCATAATTTTTTATTTTTTAATTAATTAGCTGTTGGGTTTAACGTCCAAACAACCCCTCCATCAACTCCAATTGCAAATTGATCTGGGTTTGATCTCATATAGTTTTGAGCGTATGTTGAGAAAATTGTCTCGATTTGTTGTGGGTCAGTTTGGTTATAAAGAGCTAATTTTTTAGTTTTTTCATTAATAGATAGTCCTAAATCTGCTAACTCTGCTTTACTTAATTTTTCAGCAGCAGGTGTTAAAACGTTTTGATAATATTCTGTTTGAGCTTGTTTATTTTGTTCAAACTCTGCATCCATCTTATATACTCTACCTACACCTGCTATAGATGTTAAAGCAATTAATCCGGCTAGTATAGAGCTCTTAAGACTTTCATCAATATTTTCATCTTCTAAAATAAGTAAGTATTCTTTATATTGAGTTTCAGTAATGATGCCTGCTCTTTTTTTCAAAAGTAATTTTTCACTTAATTCCTCTTTAACAACATGTTGGCGAGTAAAGAAAGTTAATGAATTACCAATTTGTTTTGCTAATTTATCATCTTCTAATTTTTTAGCAGCTTCTAAAGCAGCCTCTAAATTGTCTTGAAGTTCTTTTTGTGTACCTGTTAAGTCAGCATCGGCGTTTTGAGTAACTTTTAATCCGCCATCACCTACTGGTTCTTCAGTTGGTTCTGGATCTTCAACGTCAACATCTACTTCTTCTTCAGTTTCGGTTTCAGTTTCTTCATCAGCTTCATGCAACATTGCTTCTAATTCAGCTAAGAAATCAACTTCTGATTCTGGGTCCTCATTTGTATAATTTACGTCTTTTTCGTATTCAGATAAAATCATTTCTTTGATTTTTGCTTTTAATTCTTCTTTAGTCATTTTGCTTGATTTTTTATCGTCTTCCATATCTTTTTCTAAAGCTTCGATATGTTCAGCATCATCGGCTTCAGCATCTTTGTAATATGCTTTTTTGTTTTCGTCTAATTCATTCTCATCTTCATCATACCCATACTCCTCTTCTTCATAATCATCCTCATCTTCGTATTCAGAAGTATACCAAGATTGGTTTGGATCAGTTTCTGCTTCTTGAGTAAAGTCATGAGTTTTATAATTAAAACTCTTAGGGTCAGCTACTAACGCAGGAAATAATACTGGTCCACCATTTTTTGGCTCTAGTTCACCAAAAGCTAATTTAATACCAATACCTCTAAAATCTTTAAAAGTACCACCAAATTCTTCAGCATCATCTGCTGTGTAGCCATTCATTTCAGCTACTAATTCATAGTAATCTTTTCCACCAAATTCACCATATCCGTCATATGCTTTTTCAAACCAGTATTTACCGGTGTTATCAAACATATACACATCAATTGTGTTTTCTTTTTCAGAGCCAATTTGTTGTTCTGTATCTTGAGTCATCCAAGAGAATTGACCTTCGGTTAATGAAGCGTGAAAGGTAGATTTATTCTCTTTTAAAAATTTTCTATAGTTAAAAGTTGCCATAATAATATGATTATAAATATGTGTTTTTTTAGTTTAATCCAGATAATTGTTGCATTCGTTGGAGTTCAGGAGATAAAGATTCTTTCATAGATAAATTTAAATTTGAATAATTTGAAGCAACTTTTTTCTCAACTTTATCTTTTGAACCAGAGACTTGATTTATTGTGCCTCTTATTTCATTGTAAGCTCCATTAATGGATTCAAATATAGCATAACCTAATAATAGTTTATGTCCAAAATGCCAGAAATGTAATATTGTCTCTAAACCAGGAATTATTTCTATGTATGGTTTTAAAAGATCCATAAAATGATGCTCTGTACTTTTAAATATACCCGATATTTCTGAACCTACCATGACTAATTCTGGAAGAATATGAAATTTATAAGGACCTGGGCCTCCTAATTTAGATATTAAGAAAGAAGCTCCATCTAATATTTTTTCTCCAGCCCAAGCTCCTACTACACCTAATGTTCCCATAACTGGGTTAAGAAGTATTTTAACAATATTCCAAACATATTTTATCCAATTATTTTTCCATCCTTTTGCTGTAAGAAAATTTCCTTTATCTTCCTCTTCTTCTTCTAATATTAAAGACAATTTGTTAGTATTAATTAATCCTTCAGTAAGGGTTTTATTAAAAATATTTTCTGCTACTGCTGTTTTTTCTTCTTCTTCTGCTTTTCCAAAAAGACTTGATAGCTTTGATTGTATACCTGCTTTTATTTTATCGCCTATGAAGGATAAAGTTCCTAGAGGGTCTGTTTTTAGTCGCATCCAAAAACCGCGAACCCAACCGAATGATTCACCTATTTGTTTTAACTCTTTTTGAAGAGGTGCTTTTTTAGGTCCAAACAAAGCTTTTTCAATTTTTTTAATAAAATGTGCTTTTAATTCTTTAACTTTTCCTTTTATCCAATCCCAAAATTTTATCATAACTGATTTGAAAGTGTCTTTAATTTTCCCCCAAAGTTTTACAACATACTCTTTAACATTTCCAAAAACCTCTTTTACTTTTTTTACAGCTGATTTGAACCAATCTGCTATAGCTTCATCTACTTGGGATTCAAATAATAGAAGGTTTTTACTATGTAAAGTAGAATATGATTCAAAATACAAATTTAAAGCTTGTTTTTCTCCATCAGTAAAATAATCATTAGTAGGGATACTACTAATAAAATCATGCTGAATCATTTTTATAGTTTGAGGGATTGCCCCAAAAGATACTCTCACATCAAATTCAAGAACTAATTCTCTTAGTCTTTGATCAGATATTTTATATGTTTTCATTTTTTTAATTTATTAAATATTCTTTGTTTTATTTCTTCTAAACCACGTTCACGACGTAATGTTTCTTCATCGTGGGCTATTTGATCTTTCATCATTTGAGCTAAAAATGCTGCTTTAGGATCTTCTGGTAGAGTATTGATTTCACCTTTTTTGAGTTTTTCAAGGTAATATGCTTTAGCTTTATCATCTAAAGACATCATTTCATCTAATTGCTCATCTTCCTCTTTATTATAGTCATTAAATACTTTTTCAAAAGCGTTAAAACTTCTTACTGGTTCATCATATAATTCAATTTGTGGATTTTCATCATCTAAATAATTAATACGAATTTCACCTCCTTGATAAGTCATATCTAAAACTAACGTGTCATAATCTCTACCAACTGCTACTCCACCAACAATTTTTTTACCTACTCCTTCAGCCCACCTTGCTACTTTATCTACTAACTCCTTAACACCTTTTCTTTTAGCAAATTCTCTGATGTTTGAAGGGACAAAAGCTTCGGTTAATTCTTCTTCATTTATCATGTGGTTAGAAAATCTTTCCTTTACTACTCTTTCAAATTCTTTTCTAGTAGCATCTCCAAAGTTATGTCTAACTACCCCTCTTATTTTATCAAAATATTGCATAAATTGATAAGCGTAAATATCGGCTTTTGTAACATCAGCTTGTTCTACATCGGCTTCTTCTTCTAATTCACCTTTTCTTTTACCGAAAGTGCTATGAACTAATTTATCTAATTTTTTATGAAATTCAGTTTCTTCTTTTTTAGAAGCTTCATTCATTGATGTTTTTACAACACCTTTAAGATTATATCTAAACATAAGATCATTAAAGTTATCATACCATTCATCATCTTTATTTACTGGTTTGTAAATTGCTTTGAATGGTTGAACTTTATTTTTAGGATCCATTTCATATTTAACACCTAATTGATCTAATTGAATTTGGATTCCTTTAATGTGTTTATTAGGGTTTGCTACTGGTTTATTTTCTTCTAAACCAAACATAGCATTTGTTTGTGATATATAATTAGCGTAAGGATCTTGAATCATTGCTGCTCGTCTTTCAATTTCATCCTTAGACATATATTCATCCCCTTTTTTCTGAGGTGAAAGTAAATCAATTGCTTTATCTAATTTATTAAGCATATCACCATACTTGTCTGCGATTGGACCACCTTCTGGTTCAGCTTCTTGTTCCATATCGCGCATAATTTGAGCGCGTTTTTTCTTTAAAGCATCTAACTTTTTTAGTCTATCCATATTCTTCTTAAAGAAACGGTCGT